TCGTTCAGGTCAGCGGCAGTAGCCGGAGTGTTGCTGTTGGTACCGCCGCCAACCAGCGGGTGGTCAGTGGCACACAGCGTCTTGCCGTCGCCGTAGGTAACGCCGGAGCCGGCGAACGCATTGTTCAGCACGGCAGCAGCCTTAACCTGCTTGCTATACGCCATGGCACGGGCCAGAGCTTTGGTATAGCGGGTAGACAGACTGTCGTACAGGTTGTCTTCCACAGCTTCTTCAGTGATGGAGAAGCCCATTGCAATGGTTTCGTGTGTATAGCGTGCGGTGAACGCTTCCTGCGCATTGTCATACGCAATGGCGGCGCCTTCGTTTTTGACGGGGGCGGCACCAAAACCGGACAGCTTGGTTTCTTCCTCGAAGGAGCGGTCAGAGCTTTCGGTTTCGAAAATCTCAGTATGCTCTTCGCCGTAGCGAGCGTATTCCATGCCAAACAGAGCGTTAAGCCCCGGCAGGAGTTCTTTCAGTAGCTGGGCGCGTGAAATAGCCATATTCGCCTACTCCTTATTTGCCAGTGTTCACAGACATGCTGTGGAAACCGGGGTTGATTTTTACCAGAACGTCCGGGTAGGCGTCTGACACGGGAGACACAAAGGCCACGATACGCAGCGCAGCGGGCACAGTTACAACCGTTGCGTCGAGCGCGCTGGTTGAATTGCCTGTGCGGGTGCTGCCGGTGGAAGTGCTCTGAGCGGCCGCAAAGAACGTGTTCGCCCCAATAACAGCTTGGGTGGCAGTGCCATCAAGCTGAGCGGAGAACAGAACCATGGGGTCGTCCACAACAAATGCCTGTACCACACCGGTTGTGCCGGAGGGGTAGTATTGGCTGAAGATTAGCTGGCCTTGGGCGTTGACGTAGCTACAGCCAACAAACACGCCGAGTGCTCCGGTAGCGCTAGCCAGTCGGCCAGTCATTGGTGGTGGCATCGGCACCGGTACCGGTAACGATGTTGATGTAACCGTTGGCGTTAACATACACAACACTTCCATAGAAAATGTTGGTGCTGTAGCCAGCCGGGTCAATCAGGAACGTGGAGTAGGCCCCTGCGTAGGGCATACCATCCACGCGCTTAACGGGGCGAAGCCCGTACGGTGCGGCAGTTGTAGCCATGATTAACTCCTAAATTAACCTTTACCAAAAGTAACCGTGGTTTTTCTCTCGTTGAAGAGAGGCATCCGCGGGTCGTTTTCGCGCATCAGGTTGTTATCCACCGCGACCATTTGTGAGCGATTCTGATTGGCGTAATACTCATTACGCTCCTTAACCAGCTCAACAGGCGCTTTACACAGCAGCAATCCGCCAATCACGATGTTGTCCTTGAACCGCTCGTTTTCGATGCTGCTCAGGAAAATCTCGGGGTGGTCTGCTGCTCGTACTGGTTCCCAACCTTCACGCAGCTTGGAAGAGACGTTGATGGCATCAGCTTGTCCTCGTGTACTCACGCGAACCCAATGAAAAGTATAACCGGGCTCCGGGTTCGGATTGGGTAATACTTCAGGACGGCGCCACGCTTGTTTACGGGACGTGCGTTCGCGTTTTTCCAGCTCTCGGTCTAGTCTGTTATCAGCCATTATGATCTCCTCAATAGCGCAACCTGTTTGGCGTAATCTGAAAGGGATACACCCATTCGTTTAGCGAGGGCAACTTGTGTCTCGCTGAGTTGGACCTTGATAGGCCCGGTGCTCCGCGTAGCGGGTGCCACTACAGTTGGCGCCTTTTTTGTTTTCCTCTGCTCCAGTTCGTCGTCGATGTCATCATCGAAACTCTCTGGGAATAATTGCCGCATACGAGAGTTTACTTTCTCGTAGTATTCATCCGATGTGGGGTTCACCCCCTGTTTAACCAGTTTGCTGTGGTAGCCAAGCGCCGCCGCTGTCATTTCGTCGTCACTGCCAAACCACGGATTATCGTTTCTCCAAGCCTCCGCTTTTTCGTCTCTTGCCGGTTGCCGAGATGGAGGCGGAGTTTGTTGATGTTGTACAGTAACTTGCGGCGGTTGTAAAGACTCTGGAGCGGGGTGCTCAGCTTTCGGCTTGACGCTATTCACCCGATCCAAGCGGATTTGAGCGTTGTTCAATCCCTCTTGTGCTGCAATGATAGCGTCCGTATCACCTGCCTCATACGCTTCCTTGTACTTCTGCTTGGCGGCCTGCAGCTCGATCTGAACCTGCTTTTTGGCAGATTCCAACAGCGCGTTGTGGCCCTTATCCACCGAACCTTTGAGCTTTTGGTTCTCGTCGATAAGGACTTTTGCGTAGCGCTCAAGCTCCTCGCGCTCTCGGAGTGCCTGTTCTTTAGCACGACGCTCGTCGTGGTAGCCCTTGCTAAAGTGCTGGATACGCTTCTTGACCTTATCCGAATAGCTTTCCAGTTCTTCCTCGGTCACCTCTTCTGGCGGGGCGGAAGGCTTTCGGTTGCGATCCGCTGTGGGCGTGTCGTCGATGACTTCAACTTCTACGTCATCTTCCTTTAGCGTCTTCTTTTTCTGACCAATAACCTCTCGGCCAACCGCACCCTCAACCTCAATTTCTACCGGTTTCTCGTTCTCCGGCTCCACTTCCACGACGAGATGCTGCTTTTTATCGGGATCGGGGAATTCGAACTCCACTTGTTGCATAGTCATATTTTACTCCTTATGCGCGAGAGATGGCTCTCGGATTGGGCACAAGCGCTTGGATGGAATCATCGTTCATAAGTCGGTACTCTTGCGTACCGATCTTGAACCTCGTACCTGTGTTTGCTCGGAACATTACATAGTCCCCCGGTTTGCACCACGGGCCTTCTGTAAACCGGTCTTTATCTTTGTAAGCTTGTTCCCCCATATCGAGCACAAGCCCGATAGTGGAAAGAATGTACTCCTCTCGCACCGTCTTTTCCGCTTTCAACAGCATGGAATCACCAAAGGTTTCTTCCACATTGGGCAGAGCGATAAGAATGTGGTAGCCAGTAGGCTTCGGAATTGACTCCTCCATCGCTTTTTGAGCGGCTTCCTTCTCCGCGATAGCGGCTTTACGCTTTGCTTCTAACGTGGTCATTGCGGGTGTTAAATCATTCATCACTGTCTTCCATAAAGTTTTTCGCAAGGTCTTGTACTTCCTGTTGCGCACGGGTTAGACCCCGGATCACACCGCACGCTTCTTTGTACGCCTCGAAGGTTTTAGCCCCTCCGGACGTGACAAACACTTCTTGGTCCTTCATGGCCAAGACGAGTTTTTCATTGAGCACGTCAAAGACGGTTTTTGCCACGATTACTCCCTCTTATCTTGTTTAGTCAGGTCGATGATGGCCCTCGCCTCGTCCAAGTCCTGACGAGCATTGGCCTGCTCGGTCATTGCTGCGATGCGAGCGGCCTCCAAAGTGGCACTGTTCTGGGCCTTCTTGTCGTCCAGAGCCAGTCTGGCGGCAGCGATCTGCGCATCGGCTTGGTCTTTCTGGGACTTGCGCTGCTGTTCGGCGGCTTTAATCTCAAGCTCCTTATTTTGCATCTGTATGATCGGGTCTTGAGCCTGTTGAGCGGCGGCTTGCTGAGCGGCTTGCGCCTGTTTCTGCTGGGTGTTCTGCTGCGCCGCCTCTGCAATCATGCTGGCCAGCTTCACTTCAATCTCTTCGGGGAGCTCAGCATTTGGCGCCGGCAACGGGGCACCCAGTGCATTCTCGACCTGCTGCCGGTAGGAGAACGCGATGTGCTCTGCAATGTGGGCCATCAACGCACCAGTTATCTGCTGGGCGGCAGGGTTCTGCCCAATAAATGCAGCAATCTGCGGGTCTTGCATGAAAGACTGGTGCGTGGCTATATGCGCGGCATGGTCTTGGGAAATAAACGCCTTGATTGGTTTTCCGACCAACACATTCATATTCTCGCTTACCGGGTCGGTCGGCTTAATGTCGTCCTTAACCGGCACAAGCTTGTCGGCGTTCTTTATACCCAACACTTCAATCATCTGTCGATGAAGCTGCGGCAGGTCATAAATCTGCGGTGCGGTCTGTGACATCTGTAGCACAGCCTGATACTGCACCACGCGCTGGGCCATTGTGCTGGAGTTAGGATCGCTCACCGGGATGACATCGACCACTTCGTAGTCGGTGCGTTTCGCCCGGGGCTCCCCGCGGTCAGGGATGTAGGTATACTCGTCCGGCGCGTACTCCGCGATTATCGCTTTGAGCAGCTTAAACTCCTGCTTCATCGTATAGTGGACGCGAGACTGCACCGCTGCCATGGGTTTTAGCGTGCGTTCGAGCAGCGCCAACGTTGTTCCGACGGGAGCATTAGCACTCATGTCGGAGATGTTCATATCCGAGATGGCCCCCAGACGTCGACCTTCCTCGGTGATCCGGTTCAGCAGCGCGAGCAGGGTCTGACTCGGCTCTTTGTACGGCAGCGGCATAATATTTTCACGGATTGACCCGCTCGGGACGTCCACGTCGCGGAATTCGCCCGGGGGGATCGGTGTATCGTCACCTTTTATGCGCAAACCCCGCGTTTTCAGGCCGCCCGGCAGGTTTGACAGCGTGCCCGCGTCCACCAGTTGGCGAATCAAAGATGTACCGGCTTTCGCGTATCCGCCGATAATATGGATAAGGCCCAAACCATAGAACCCGAAGCCCGGGACGTACACATAGTGGACGAAGTGTTGCCTTTTCAGCGTCAACGGATCATTCGGGTTCCAATTTCGGCGGATTGCGAGCACCCTGTTGTTGCCGCGCTCAATGGTGACCACATAAGGTTTGGCGATTTGAGCAGAATCGTCATATTCTGTATCCAAACCTTCGATGACCAGATCGGCATGTATTTCATAAACGGTGTATCGGTCGTCGTCCGTCAGGGAATAGCCGCCTTCCTCCGCCTTTTTCTCCTCAATATCGCTGTGATATGGCACAGGATCGCCCAACGAGACGTCGGCATAGAACCCGGCAGCCTGAAGCTTCACCATTTCGTTCTTGGTTTTACGCATCACATGCGTTACCCGCTCAGCGCTCTCTATATTAGAGGCACCGTAGGGCACGATTACGTCTTCAGGTGGTACGAAAATTGCTACTTGGCGACCAATATTGGGGTCAAAATAGACTTTTTTGAACGCAGAGCCGGCCAAACCGAGCGTGTAGAGCATGCGCTCATGCTCGGGGCGGTACTCAATCATCACCTCGGTGAGCTCGTAGTTCATATCGGCTTTAACGCGCAGAGCTGCATCTTCCTTTTCTTGCGTAACTTCCCCGATGATCTTGGTTTTTACAGGCCCCGCCGCTGGAAACGTCTCGCTCATGGCCTCCGCTTGGAAACGTATGGCAGCTTCTGCCAGCACGGTTGAATACACGCCGCATGCGCCTTCCCACGGGTCAGTACGTTCGTCATACTTGAACCCCAGCACCTCAAGACCCTTAACAAAGGTATCCGCCCAGTCCTTTCGGCTGTTAATGTCGGCCTGCACATACCCGGTGAGGTCGTTAGCGAGTGTTAAAAGAGCCCCTTCTTCTAGGTATTCTACGAGGTTCGCGTCAAACGGCGCTGTCTCGATGCCTTCTTCGACTTCGCCAAACGTAATTTCAACCCCACCATCGTCCAGCTCAACGAGGCCCATCGCTGGGGAATCAAGCTCAAGCTCAATCTCAAGCTCTTGCGCCGGCAAGCCCTGTGGCATTTCATACAAGCTGCGTTCAATCGCCATTTTTTACCCCTTACGCTCGTCCAACCTGCGTTTAATAATAGGCCCCGGGAACCCCGTGCACGTCGGGGTAAGGTCAATCGGCTTGCCGTCAAACCCTGAGCGCGTGAACTCCAACAATTCCTCTTTCGTAGGAGGGGGATACGCAGGGGCTCTCCAGCTACGCCATATCGCAGGAAGCAAGCGTAGGTACTGCCTAAATACGAACTTTACCCGTTTTACCAATGTCATTTTCGTGGCCCTCAATAATACCCGTTTCGTCGCCGGAACATTCTCGGCTCGTCTTTATAATCATTGGACAGTTGCACGAAGCCGCCCTGTCGGAATCTGGTCAGGCTCATGATGGTTGTGTCCACCATATCGTCGTGGTCACCATACGGGAACTCTGCCAGTTCTTCAACCAACTGCTCCGCCCAGCGTGTCTGGGGCACCCACACCATCCCTTCGCGTATCATATCGATCACGGCGTTAAGTCTAGCATACTTGTTGTTGGGGTTATTTATTGTCCCGCGGTGTGGAGTGTACTCCGAGGCCGGCACTCCCATACGTCTAAGTTCTTGGTACAGCGCTGTGCCACTAGACTTTTTCTCCACGAGGCAGCTATCCGGCTCCCAGTATTTGTACTGCTCCAGCACCTTCTCTTTGAGCTCGGGGAACTCCATGCGTTCTCGCACAGAGTTGAGCAGGATGATATTGTGCAGCCCCGTGTCCTCGTTAATAAACACTCCCCACGTCGTTATTGATGTGAAGTCCGAGCGGTTATTCAGCTCCGCGGCAGCGTCAATGGCCTGTATTATGTACTCGCACTTGGGCGGGGTCTCGTTTTCCCACTGTTTCCACCACTCCCGCTTACAGATAGAGCTGCTATCGCCCGTCGGGTTCTGCTGATACTGGGCATTCCACTGGTACGCAGGCATTGTTGCGCGGGTGCGGCGCAGCGCTTCGAGGTCAAAAAACTCCGGCCACAGGGCTTTCTCGTCATCAGTGTTCTCATTGAGGATGGCCGGGAACTCCACGACATGGTACTGGTCAACCCCTTCATCCTTCGCCATGTCGGCAATCAGTCGCCCGATCAGGTCTGACTTATGCCAGCGGGTGGCGACCACCACACATCGGCCACCCGGCATCAGACGGGTACGGGCACCAATCAGGAACCACTTGTACGCCGTCTCCAGCGAATCAAAGTTACCCGCCAGCATGTCCTGCTCTGAGTGCGGGTCATCGACGATCAACAGGTCGGCACCGCGGCCGGCAAGTGACGACCCCACACCTGTGGCGTAGAACACCCCTCCTTTATTAGTGTTCCATCGCCCTGCGCTTTTTGAATCAACAGCGAGCTGCACCCCGGGGAATATCTGCTGGTATGTAGGAGTATCGAACAAATTTCGCACCTTTCGGCCAAAATCTACCGCGAGGTCTGCAGTGTGCGACACCAACATCACCTGTTTACTGGGGTTTCGGCCCAAGAACCACGCCGCGAAAAAGATGGAAGTCATTTGACTTTTACCATGCCGCGGGGCAATAGACACCGTTACGCGATCCTTTTCACCACTCTCGCAGTCCATCAACAGGCCAGCCAAATGCCGATGGTGCGCACCGACCTTATACCCGTCCTGCATCGCCTTGCAGAACTCAATCAAATCATCACGGCACTTTTGGGAATACTCCCGCTCTTCCAGCACCTGTGTAATCTGCAACAGCTCTCGGGCCTCTTCGTCGTCCAAGTGCTCAATGTTTTCGAGCAGGAAGTCCAGCTCTTCTTGGCTGAACTGCACCGGCTCTTTCGCCACAATGAGGCCGTCGAGGCTGCGGGGGTTACCTGATGACGTCTTCAATCCCAAGCTCTTCCATCGCCTCGTCTAAATGAAACTCGTCGGATTCAATTTTCGGGACATCGTTAAATTCCACCGCCTCGTATATCCCTTCCTTATTAGGCACGAGTGTGGTGGTCGATTCTCGCAGCTTCTGCAGCTTTTCTTTGAGCTTGCTCTTCAAATCATCCGTGCTTTGGTGGGTAATCAGCACCTCGCTGCGCTCTGTGAAGAGGGCAACATCCGACATTTTACCCAACATCTCAATCGCTTTTATGCGGATGCGGGCGTCGGCATTCTCGGATTCAATGATCAATTTGTTAACAACGAGGTTTCGAATCGCTTTTGAACTCTCAGCGATTTCATGCCCGAATTCGTCTAAAATAGTTTTAACAAGGGCTATCGTGGCAGGGGCGAGGCTTGATGCACGTCTATTTGTCGTGGCTTTGGAGACCCCTTCCGGGTCGGAGGCGAAGGACTTTGCCAAATCATTGGCCTGTGCGATGTCGTCATCGCTTATGTCAAACTCGTAACCGACTTCAGCCAGAAGGTCGAGTGTCGCTGCTGCGGCGCTAACCCGCTCACGCAGGTCTACGTTTTGAGCTTCGTCTGTGATGGGTACCGCACGGTCTGCGTTCAAAATCATTACCGTCATGGTTGCAAGCCTATAAGTGGCCGATTTCGCTATTTTGTAGCAAATTTCGCCAAACTGTCAAGTTGGGTCCCCTTGACGGGGGGTTTCCTATATATAGA